GTTGTTACCAACTTTCTTAGTTAGATACTCAACGAGTTGTTCTGTTGTTACTGGATTTGGTTCAAATGTCATTGTTTTAGTGGATTGCTTTGTTTGTTATGTACTTATTATAGCAGGTACATCTGCTGTGTGCAACGTGTGTGTGCCAGTTTGTTAACTGTCCTATGCTATCTGTTCGATAAACTTGTTAAGGACAGTCTTGTTTGTCATTTTAGAACTCATGTGCTTTTTGAATGCACGACCTAGTTCTGCTCTAGTAGCAACTTCACCCTTTTGCTTTACTTCGATATCTTCAGAACCTTCACCGATATTTCTATCAGGGATGTAAAGTTGCTCAGAGAATCCCATTTGATTTGATATGGAGAAGTGCTTTTCTTTCTTCCACACCTTGTCAATATCCATACCTCTGGTATCTATCTCATTGTATCTTAGAGTACGACCTAGATCACTTTTACTGCATAGTCTAATACCTATCCAGTTGTAATCAGTAATCTCTCTGAAGAATGATACAATCTCCTTAGTTGTATGATAAGCATGTGTACCAATCTTCTTAGTATAACCTGTCTTAGGGTCACGAAGGAAGAACACATAAGTATTTTGATGTGCCAATGATCTGGTTACTAGATTGTCATTACTCTCATCATACCATGTAGGAATATAATCTGAATCAGAACTGTCTTCAACATAAGACATAGGATTTGATTCACCATCAGTTAGACAAATTACATTTACTTTTTGTACACTCTCTTCCTTCTTCATTCTGTTAACAAGTTGACGTGTACATAAAACTGCTTCAGCAAGTGGAGTACCACCTAGTTGATACTTGTTGCATGCGTTTACTCTGTATCCACCCATAGCAAATACTTGCATGAAGACTAATTTCATTGACTCTTCTAGAGACTTAGCATTCTGTCTAGAAGATAATAACTCAAGCATTTTGAATGAATCATTGATATAAAGATTACCTGCTTTAAACTGTGCTATGTTGTTACCTCTACCTCTAGAGAATGCATCTTGGAATGCAAGAACTCTGAATGGAATACCTGCTTTGCGACAGAACCAAACTAGGTTGTATGTTTGCTTGATTGTATCAAGTAGAACATGTGTCATTGAACCAGACCAATCAACATGGAATATCAAACCATGATTCTTACCATCAGGTACAGTTGTGATTCTCTTGAAGATATCATCTGTCAACCTGTACTTGTATAATGCATTAGTGTTGATAACACCTGTTTTAGCAGTTGCCTGTCTCTTGTAGTTGTCAGCAGACTTCTTCATCTCAAATTGTTTGATGAGATAGTTGACAGATTTGTTTGCTTCTTTCTTGAATGTAAAGAATCTTTTTTCCATGTATTCTTTTTGCTGCTCCATGTAATCAAGAAATCTGCAGCGTTCATCATCAGTAACAACATGCTCTTGTTTTGGATAATAGAAGTGCTCTGTTAGATCATCTTGTATCTCTTTATGACCAATGATGTAATCATCAATATTGACATCAGGAAGTGTAAGATACTTCCACTCTTTACAGTTGTCATCAATCAATGTTTCTAGTGCTTGAGCAAATGCTTCATCTGTTAAACTTTCTGTCTCATCAAACTTACGATCAAGAGGAGTAGGAGAAGGAGCATTCTTGCCACCTATAGGAGGTGTTTTCTCTGCACTTGGTTGTGTTTGTTGCTGCTGTTGTTGCTGCTGCTTTTTGTTAGGGTCAGATGGTGTGTTGTCCCACTCAATGTCCATACCAGATAGGTCAGGCATTTCCATACCTTCGCCATCATCATCAGATGCTTCTTCTACTTCTTTCTCATCTTCAATCTTCTCTGCTCTACCGAATAGGTCGATTGCTAGTTCAACTACTTCATCAAATGTTTCTGTATTAGCAGCACGATCTACCCATACCTGCTCTTCAGTAGAGAACTCAATATCTGCATTACCTTTGAACCATAAGTTGATACGATCAATGAAAGGAATCTTTGTAAGATCTTCTTCATTAACACCGAAGAAATCTTGATCATTTAATTCTGTATATCCTTGGAAGAAAGATTTACGAAGACCTGGATATGTTCTCTTCATCATCTTCTCGATGCGTACATCTTCTAGAACATTTACAAATCCTCTGTCTGCATCATGATCTGTGTTTGGTGTATATAATGCATGTCCAACCTCATGACCAACAAGTAAATCATACACTGTATTAGATGCTGTCTTCCAGATAGGTAGAACTAGAACTCTGCTGTTAACATCAAAAGATGCAGTTGTCACTTTGCGATGCTCAACTGTTAGATTCTCTGTTGCTAATAATCTAGCGAGTGTTCCTTTTACTTCTTGATTAACTGTCATGTGTCTTTGTTTCGTATGTACTTATTATAATACATTTTTGAGGTATGTGCCAGTACTATGGACACTTTGTCAACTGTCACATGACCGCAGTTACACTCATTACTGTTGCACCAGGGTTTCTTGCGAGTGCTACCTTCTTAGCATCTTGGTAATCAATAGCAATCACTTCTTCAGTGAATACAGTTCCTGCTTTATACAGTGTTACTTTACATACCATTAGGAATCATCCGACATTTTACTGAAATCATTAATCTTTTCAAACTTTACAGTGCGTAAAAACTTATCTAATAACACATCTCCTTTGTGAGAAATAACAAATAGGTTAGTTGTTTGCCCTAAGGACTTTAGTATTTGTAATAACTCATTGGTTGCTGATGCATCAAGAGAAGAATCAAATACTTCATCAAGAATCAATAGATTAGTTGCTACACTATTCTTCATTCTAGCAACTTCCCTCCATGTAAACAGAAGTGATAGATCTATCTTCTGCTTCTCTCCTTCAGAGAATGAAGCATAACTAAAATCATCTCTAAATCTACTCTTTAACTTCTCATTAAACTCCTCATCTAGTGTAAAGTTAACAAAGAAATCCATACTGTTCAGATATTTATTGATTAACTTGTTAAAAATTGGCACATACTTTTTAATGATCTGACTTTTTATACCACTATCTTTCAACAACTGAGATATAACTTGGAACTCATCCAACTTTTTATTAACATGAGCACAACTTTTCATAGTCTCTTCTAAACTCATTTGAAACTCTACCAGAGAAGACTGTTCTTTGTCAATATTGGGTGTGACAGTTTTTAATTTGTTTATTTCTTTTTCTCTTCTAAGATTCTCTCTTTGCAATCTCAAGATCTCACGTTCTATTGCAGATATATCTGTTCTCATATCATGGCACCTCATTGATATATTATCTGCCTCTTCTATCTCATCCATCAATGAACTTATATCTACCTTAAGATTGTTTAGATTTTTTGCTATTGACTCACCAGTTTCTTCTAATGATTTTATTTTCTTATTCTTAAATGTCTTTTTAATATCTTGTGTACAGGTAGGACATACATCATTAGTACTTAAAAATTTGATTTCTTTTTTAGCACTCCTCAACTCAGAGTTCAAAGAACCTTGATCTAGTTTTAAATCATCTAGTGTACTTCTCTGTGATCCTGTATCTCTCATTTGCTTTTCGAGATTTGACAAGTTAAGTTTATTGAGTTTCAACTCTTTTTCTTGATCTCCGATTTCTCCCCAGTTTGTATCTATCTTATCCTGTATCTCTTTCTGTCTATTATCATTTACCTCTTTAAGTTGCTGTAAAAGTTTTGTTTGCGATGATACTTTTTGTTCTGCTACAGTTAATAAGTGATCACATTCTTTTCTTGATGATAATGTTTCCTTTACTCTATCTCTCAATAAGAGATTCATTTTTGAGAAGATTTTGATGTCAAGTAAATCCTCAATAACTTCTCTCCTGTGACTTGCTCCGAGTTGCATAAAGGGGACAAAAGTGGATGAACCCAAGATGACGACTTGCGTAAAGGATTTGAAGTTGAGTTTGAGAATCGATCCTTCAAGATACTTCTGAGTATCGTTCGCTGCTGCGTCTTGGTCCACGAGTTTGTTATTTCTGTAGAGTTCAAATACATTTGGTTTAATACCTCGGAATACACGATATTCATCTTTACCAATATTGAATGTAACTTCAACCTTGGTGCCCTTTTCGTTGATACTATTTACTAGTTGACCCCTAGTAATTTTTCTAAAAGGTTTGTTAAATAATCCAAAGCACAAGGCATCCAACATAGTGGATTTACCCGAACCATTTTGTCCTACTATAAGTGTAGACTGACTATCTTGTAGTTCAATTTCAGTCCACTGATCACCAGTGGAAAGAAAGTTCTTCCACCGCAATGTGTCAAATACAATCACTTAGCGTCTTTAGTCTGTGGTATAATGAGTTGGTTCTCTTTAATGATGGCGAATCGATAATCATAATTAACGCAGTTCATAGCGATAATGTCTGGATCAACTTCCATGAGTTCCAGTTCGGACTTACTACCGTTTGCTTCTAACATCAAAGCATATCTTTCTGCATCATCTTCTGACTCGAAAACAGTTACAGTTTTATGCTTAGACTTAGAGTGAACTGCGTAGATTCCTCCAGTGTTTTTTTCAGTAAGTACAAACATTACAGTTCAGATGCCTCGACATACAGTGATCTCATAACAGACTTTACATTAGACTTATCAACTTTAAGTTCTATTTCATCTATGTATGATTCAAGTAATGTCATGGTGTCCTCTGTTTCAAGAGTACTATCCGAACATTCTAGTTCAGCACTTAAGTCTTCGACAATCTTAAGATCTCCGAGACCTATATTTTGGAGTTGCTTGACTGTGTAGTCAAACTTTTGGTAATCACCTTTCTCTTCAACTATAAGTTTTACGAATGATCCTTTGAGGTCTTCCGACTCTGGGATACTAACTCCATTATTATAATACAGTTTATAAAAAATGTCAAAGGGATTCCTATAAAAAGTAGTCTTAAGAGTAGTCGTGTCAAAAACATGAAACCCTCTTTTACATCCGTAGTCATTCCAATATAATTGATAGGGGTTGCCTAGGTAACTGATATTACCTTTAGTAGATTTTTGATGGTAGTGTCCACTAAACACTCGTTTAAATTTATTGAAGAACGTTCCATCCATACCACTTTCCATGACATGTCCTGGGTGTGCTTCAAAACCATTGAGTTCTAAGTGACCCATAAGCACAGGTGCTTTAGATCTTTGAACTGCCTCAAATATCTCAGACTTGTTTTCATCACAAATCCAAGGTATCAGTAATAGATCAGTTCCATCATAACTCTTAGTTGTTGGTTTGTCAATGACGTCAAAATTATACTCTTCTAAAAGTTCGTGGGGTGCATTTAACTTTATAGTATTCTTATAGTATATGTCATGATTACCAATCAGCATAGTATGATTCAATCCTAGTTTTCTCAAAGGATCAAACCACATTTCTTTTGCTGCATCTAGTGAATGAAAATTTATGTACCTTCTTCTATCAAAGGCATCGCCAAGACTGATGACTTCCTTTATACCTGATGCTTTGAGAAAAGGTATTACAACTCTACTATAAAATTTTTCATAGTGATTGATGAAGTGTTGATTGTCATTACGGACACCAAAGTGCTGATCCGTAATAAGAAGTATCTTCATGGACGACGAGTTTTTATTTGAATGTTATTCTTAATTGCATTATAGTCTGTATTACCTGATCCGTCAACTGTAAAGATATCAGAGTAACCATACTTGTCAATGATCTTATCTTTTATATCCATCTGTCTTTTTTCTTTAGCAATCCTACGAAGGAAAGCATAGTATACTATTTGAGTAAAATAAGCAAAAGGGTTCTTTGATTTTTCTGGATTGAAGTTTTTTATATATTGTACACAGTTTTCATACCCATCAGCAATCATGTCATCCTTATACATGTAGTTGATAAAGTTGGGTCGGAATGATAAGTGTGTAGCAATTTTGAGGAAACACTCACCTAAGTATTCATCTATCCTAGGTTCAGTCGTACCTGCTTTTTCTGCGTCGGCAACTTTATTTTTATACACTATAATAGACTCCAAAAACCTTTTGTTATCTACATAGTGAGGTTTTCTTTTCTTTGGGGCAGCAGGTTTTTTCTTTCCTTTAGTAGGATCTTTAACCAGTACTTTCCCCTCAGGGTTAGGTTTTTTGCTTGGCATTTAGTTATACTTTCCAATAATCTATTATAGCATTACTTGACAAGGGTGTCAATATAGTGTACAATATGACTGTAAGGAATCAAGGGATTTTCTTAGTCTTATATATCTTCTCAAACATACTTCGGTAATCTTCTATATCACCTACTAATCCCATAGTCTTGTCAGGGTCTATGCGATATCCAGATTCTTTTGAATCTATTGGATCCCCGCCCTCTGCCATAACAAATGCTTGATATAGTAGTTTAATATTTTTGCTCATGGTAGATACACATATGACATCTTTCTCTCTGAGAACATAGAAATCCTCATCAGATAGTTGTTGCCATTTCACAAATCCCATGCCCCTAGCGATTTTCGTTTCACTGATAGGGTTAGTAACAATCTCAACCATTAAAGGATCTTGTAAAAACACAAGAGATTCATTGTGATCCTTAGTGATAACTGCTTTAGCAAGAACTTCGTCTCCACTAACCAGTTTAAAGATCCCAAAAAATTCCTCTTCGTGTTTTATAAAATTAATCATGCTTAAGTTTAACGTCTATGATTTCATAATCAAACTTTTCTTCATTATATACTTTGACTCTTTCCATCAAGTGATTTAACGTGTAGTTATTTCCCCTGTCTGTTGAGATATCATCAGCAATATCATAAAGAACTGCTTTTGATTTATTGTCTCCTTTCCGCAATACTCGTCCAATAGACTGTAAATTACGAATCCGAGATTTAGAAGGACTAGCAAAGATAACATTGTGTAGATTACGAATGTTTATACCTGTACTGAACGTACCATATGATGCAACTATAATAGCATTGTCTGCTTTTTCAGTAAGATTTCTTATGTCTTCCCGATCATCAGTATCAATACCACCATGTACAAGATATACAGGTTGGTCTGTATGACTATTTATGAGATTAAATAAAGGAATCCCATGCCGATCTACATAGTTGAAGAGTATCAGAGTGTTACCTTTTAAATCTATTGCAAGTTTTTTGATGAAATTGTTTCTACCACTGTGTTCTACTAGGTAGTCCATCTCATCTTGATATCCTTCAAATAGTTTTTCATCATGTTTCAATAAAATGACTTGTACTTTTAACTTAGCGACATAACCTCGTTTCATTAACTTACTAGTCTTAGTCACTTGTGAACATCTACCAAACAAACCCTCTAGTACCAGTTGATTTACGTTGGCACCATCTAGTGTACCAGTAAATCCTACACGATATTTACAATCATGTAACTTACTCATGAGTGTACTTAAAGATTTTGCTTTAAATTGGTGTGCTTCATCACCTATCACACAGTCAAATCTATCAAACCATTTCTTTGGTTCTTTGTAAACAGACTGCCAAGTGGTAATCACTACCTTATGGTTCGTGTATTTCTCTTGTCCTGCATATATTCTGTGGCAATAAGAGGATGCCTTCCACCCATATGATTCAAAGTCTTTATACATTTGTTCTACTAGAGAGGTAGTAGGAACAACAATCAAAACATTTCTAGTCAAATTAGTATAGTATCTCACCAATGCATAGATCATCAAGGATTTCCCGCTTGCAGTTGGCGACAATAGGAGTCGTCTGTTGTATCTCAGGCATTCGTATATTGCTTGATATTGGTAATCGCGTACCTTTACAGGAAGATGCAATGCTTTCACAAACCCTGCAACACCTTCGGGAGTAATAAGTTCATTGAAATCATCAGGTGATCCATAGAACTCATTCTCTTCTATCTCATATTCATACTTATTTTTCTTTGCCCAGTCTGTAAGATAGTCTACGAGACCACAATATAACTCACCTGTAGCAGGAGAGAACAAACGTATCTTACCATCCCATCCTCTATATCTTTTCGTCTTCTGCATAAATTTTGCAGACTCAACTTCAAATGTAAAAAAATCTGCCAACTCATACTTGACATGATCAGGTGCTTCTACTTTTAAATATACCTCATTCTTTTTTGCAATCTTGAGGTCCATCATTTTGACTTAAGTCACTATATTATATAGTGTATCACTAGGAACCTTCTTTCCACTTAGTCCAATCTATTGCGTTCTTGATCTGAAAGTTTCTAACACTAATTTGTTTTATCACACTTTCTAAAAAGAATATAACTTGATCAAGATAATCCATCTTATACTTCACTTTTCTAATATCTTCATCTGCCTCTATGAACATGTTGATCTCTTCTTTAGTAGTAAGTTTGAGATCAAATGGCATTTCTTTGTATATCGTAGCAGGTGCTTTACCTTTATAGTATAACCATTTCTCTTTAAGTAATCTTCTATAGTCACCATCCTTCTCTTTCTTCATTAAAGAAAAAGTATTATAGTATTCCATGTACTTCTGATGTAATCTGGGAATCTTTAGAGACTCCTCACAGTAAAGATCATCATCTATTTTGCAGTCCTCTTTCCAGAGATTCTGCAGTGTTTCAAGATTCATACTCCTTGGTCTTTGTTACTTGCAAACCATTCTTTCATTGATGTCTGGTATCCAGATTCACGACTCGGTTCTTCCTTGATCCCCTTCATCTTCTTGTAGTCGCTGTGCATCGCTCCCAGTAACCATGCCTGTGCTAGTTGAGTCGGTCCCTCTTTCAACAATCGGATTTGTAATTTCGATAGACCAGCTTTCATCTCCAAGTACTCCTGTCTCCACAATGTGTGGGGTGCTTTGTCTGTCATTTTCTTCCCAATCTCCTAGGATTTTTACTGTTTGACGATCAACGTCGTCCATAGTCCTTAATATTTTACCATCAATCCACATTTTATGCAACCATTCTATAAAACCTGTAACTAAAAAGGAGATAGGAAAGCGTTGTTTCTTTGCCCACCTCTTAGATTTAGTATACCAGTTATCTTTACCACCCCAATAATGTTCAAATTTGTATTCAAACTTCATCGTCTTGTCTGAGTGTTAACGTTTCTTATCTCATAAAGTAGATATTGGAACGTCACACTAGCAGTAAGAAACTCACTGTCGGTTGTTGTTACATTAAAATCTAGTGTACTAAGTTGTGTAGGAAACAGATCCTTAAACACTACATCAAAATTTGCAATATTATTATTATTTAAAACTTGTAGAGTACCATCAGAAACTTTAAAGTCCTGACTACCTACTACATCACTATTGTTATTTACCCATTCTCTTCGTTCTTGTATAGTATCAGGTGTACCTAATGCACGAATCCAATTGTGTAACTCCATATAGTTTCTTAAGTCTTCATCAACAATAAAATCTATGTTTAATGTAGAGTATTGGATATTACCTTCTAATGGAACTGATACGAATCCTCGTGTAGGTATTGCAATATCACCTAAAGTAAGTTCGGGTATGGATGCTCTCTGACACAAAAAAGATGCCTTCTTTGCTTTATCTAATAGGAAAACAAATCCTATAGGAGACAAGAAGTTCTTATTTGTTAGTTGGTCTTTATACCAGTTAGACATTTTATGCGTTTATATTTTCTAACCATGATGTAGATATGTATTTCTCACCTGACAGTGGAGGATTACCTCTATGCACATGAGTAAACCCTGCTGGCCATATCAAAAATTGACCTCTTCTAGGTTTGTATCTTATGGATTGATATAGAAATTCAGTTTCACCACCATCATCAACATCATTAAGGTACATCATTGTTGCAAGTATACGTCGATTAGTTCCTAAAGAACCATCTTCTGAATGCCATGCATGATACCCTTCACTAGGAAGTGTTCTTTGTACATTCAAATATACCTGTTGGTATCTAAAATGTAATAGATGTTCAAATTTATCAATGTATTCTTCAAGACATCTACCAGTAACTTCATTATATTGTTTCATGTACACATAACCTGCGTTATGATCTACCATGAAATCTTCTGTGGCAAGACATGTATCTTTACGAGCATGTGCTTTGCGTTCTCTACCGAATAAACCTTTACGTTTAAATGTAGATCCAATCTTGTTTTGATAGTTCCAATAGTCAATCAACGGTTGAGTATCATATTCCGTATCAAAGATACCTATGAACCCATCATATCTAATGTCAGTAATCATATTAAAGAGTCATACAATCCTATTTAGCACTGGTCTGATGTACTCATTGAGTCAACTAAAAAATCTACACACCCCTTATAATCAGTATGATAACTAGGATAGGTAAAATCTTGTTTAGGTTCCTCTTGCATTACGATGTATTTTCTTTCATCAAGAACTTCATTGATGAGATCTTTTAATTCTGCCTTCAATGCATCTGATAAAAGATTCATTTGTTTCGTCTCTAAAGGTGGTATGGCAGCATGTTGCTCTTCAATAGTTTTACCACTTTCTCCATTCCCGTAGGACATTCCTTGTGTGTTAATCACGTTGCCTCCAATCATCTGATTTGTTGTCATTGCGGAACCAGTCTGCTATGTCATCTGCTCCACCGAAACCCCTTTTATGTTTACTTGAATCGGGGTTTCCAATATCCAAGTACTTAAGAAAACTTGAGTCATCGTCCCTTTTTAATCTTCTTGCTGAACTCAGCATACCTCTTGCGGACGTATTTGCTTTTGCTAATTTCTCTGCCCATATCATATCGTCTAAACTTACTTCTTGTTCTGCTGCGATTGCTTTACATATGCCTTCTAATCGAAGGCGATACTGGGTAGATAACATATGCTAATATTGTATATTATTTTTATTTATCATCTCCGAAATAATAGGGGAGGTTGGGTTTCTGTATACCAACAAAAGATGGGCATTACTACAGAGTAAATACATCTTTGCCTGAGACCCGACTGGTAAGTCGATTCACCTCTCGGTGCAGCACCACCTGTGTCTCATCACCTTAACTAGCGGTTGCCAGTAAGTTTATTCAGTCACTCCCGACGTTGCGTCCAACAAATATATTATAGCATAAAAAAAGAGGGTGTCAAGCACCCTCTTAAAAGATAAGCATTTTTACTTAATAGCAAAAACTCTATTTAATGAAGTAACCTGTTGATCTTTCCACTTAAATGCAACCTTATCCCAATTTTTACCAAGTTTAGATCCTTTTTCATCACGCATATATTTGTCTATCCAATAGCAAGCATAAGATACAGTTCTATTTAATCCATCAGCATTAAACCAACTTGTACCTTTAGATTTAAATATATTGGCATTTGTCCATTCCCAACATATGTGAGAAATACCATCCCACTCTCCACCTTTTGTATTGAATGCTCTTTGGTCTATATCCTTCAACCCTTCAATAAGTTTGTCATTACAACATCCATATTTTTTAAGAGACATTAATGCAGTGCAAACAAGTGCTTGATCCCAGTTAGAAGCAGTAGTAATTATTTCATCAAGTGCTTTTATTTCTTCTAAGAATGCACCAACTTGACCTGGAATTTCGGATGGTTTAACATTAAGTTGATTCCATGTTTCTGGAAAAAAGAAATGACATGCCTTATTTAATCCTGTAAGAATTTGTCCTTTCATTAATTTATCTGATACTGGAGTATAATTATACATTCCAGAAAGAATACCATATACTTTTTCTTGATTTCTTTCAACACTATCTGGTGAATCGAATGTATTATATGACTCTCGTATACGTTCTATACTATCAAATGAATATTCAATTACAAATACTTTTTCTGGAATAGCATCAGATCCACCTCTACTCCAATTTAATGCTCTAGTATTGGAATCAATTCTCCATACTTTTCCTGCTTTATATTTCTTTCCAAAAACTGTGTCTGGTTTAGTAAGTCTAGCAACGAATACCACTACATGCTCTGGCAGTAATGTTGATAAATGTTTTTGTGCTTTATTTAATCTTCCCTCTGTATTTCTCTGGCAGAATACTTCATCTAATTCTGCAAAATCATTATAGTTCATCCAATATGAATTGATGATATTACTATTATGGTATGGTTTGAAGGGTACTATATCCCCATCGTTTCTATAAACTGGCATTTTTACCTCTGTGTATAAACTAAAACACTTCCCAAAAGGAGGGTTGTGCGAGACAACTATATTATAGCATAAAAAAAGAGGGTGTCAAGCACCCTCTTAAAAGATAAGCAATATTGCCTATTACATTAGGTTTGCAACCTGTACTCTTCTGTAGTACTTATTAGCATTAGCAGTAAGTGCGCCAGAACCTTGAGTAAGTCCGCCTGAGAATGGGTTAGATACCATACCGTAACGAGTCTTGAAACCAATTTTTGGTTGGAAGGTGTCAGGGTTGATTGCTCTAACTTGCTGTAACGGAACGTAAGGACAGTAGAATAATCCTGCGTCGTAAGGTGAAGTACCTTTGTATCCTGCAACATAGAAGTGCTTGTCTGCTACGTTTGCTGAATATGGGTCAACATAAACCTTGATTCTTCCGTTGAGTGTACCAACTAGAGTTGAAGAAGTATCGTCTACACCTGTTAGAGGGTTGTTACCCTGTAAACCTGGAGCGTAGTCTAGAACTCCTGCCATTCCTAGTGCTGATGCAACGTCTGCTGAACAGATTAGAATGTTGCCCTTCCCGCGACGAGTTTGCTGACCGATAGCGTTAGCGTCTCTTTCTATCTGGAATAATAGTCCTTTGAATTTCTCAACTGACCATCTACCATTAGAGTCAACGTCTAGGTCGAAGATACCTGCAGTAGAAGTATTGTTCTGTGCACCTTTTACAGCGTTTGTGTAAATGGTTCTAACAACTTCTCTGTTGATTTCTGCAAGGATCTCTGTTGACAGAATGTTTGACAACTCTTGCTCGGCATCAAGACCATGAATCGCTTTCAAGTCTTGAGCTAGTTCGATGCTGTACTCTGCCTTTAGTGCTCTTGCTCTAGCAGTAACAGTGACTTTCTCGATTGAGAAACCCATTTCTCTGAACGCAGTGTTAGATGAACTATCGTCTAGTCCTTCAACTGCTGCTGTTGTCATACCAGTAGCATCTGCTGTCTGCTCGTAAGTACCTGCAGAGGCATCGTTAAGAACAGCAGGGTTGTTACCTTCTGCGTCGTTTGTTGCGTCGGATGCGCCAGGATCGTATGCACCTGGACCTCCAGAGAAACCTGCGTTTGGCTCGTCGAAGAATGCTTCGTCGTAACCTGATGCGTTTGGATCTCTTTCAGAACCGTAGTTAGTTCTCATCGCAAAGATAAGTCCTGTAGGACCTGTCATTGGTTGAACACCTGCGATATCGTAGGCGATCAATTGAGGCATTGAACGTCTGATTAGAGAGATCAGTACAGGGTCGAAACCTGCTACTGGACCTGTTGCGGTTGAACCGCCAGTGTATCCAGTTGTTTGTAGAGTCTCAGAAAGGATTTGTCCTTCTTCGATCTGTGCTTTTTCTTGGTTTTCAAGTAGTTGTGCGACTACGCCTTTCTTATAGTTATCACTAATCTCTGGGAGAGCATCGTGATTCAGAACGGGTGCCCACTTCTCTTGTAGTTTTTGAACAGTCATTTGCTGTTTATTCTCCTTTTAGAAGTAGTAATTTTGTTTAATTATTTGGACCATCGAGCGATTGCATCGACATACTTAGACATCGTGCCACTCTCTGTGCTTTCGACAAGGGGTTGTGTTCCATCTTCGGTGGGTTCCTTCGCTTGTTCAGCGATCTCAGCCTTCCTAGTGAAGTATGATTCCTTTATCGTTTCGATCTTCTTACGAAAATCTTCTTCATTTTCAAACTCAACACCCTCTGCTAATGATGCTAACTTCTCCTTTTGGGTTTCTGCTAGTCCAGTAGCGCATTCGTTCACAATTTCCATTTTAACAAACTCGCCAATTCTCTTATTTAAAGATACATTGGATTCGACTGTTTCGTTGAGTTTCTTTTCCATTTCATCTATCTCTCCAACCATACCGTCAAGTAGATTGAATTTTTCCTCAGGCACACTGAAGTTGTGCTCTAAGAAAAGGGTTTTTAGACCATTGAAGAATGATTCACTCATCTCAGTCTTAATACCGTGCTCAACTTGGAGACTATTCTCTTTCATCCAAGTTTCTGCAGCATAAGATAAGTAGTCATCAACCTTCTCGGCTAATTCTGTTTTGACCTTCTCTACTTCTTCCTGTAGAGTAGATTCAAATGCTTCTTGCAACGCTTTTACTTCGCTGTTCACTTTTTCTGTGACCACTGCCTCGAAGATAGTTATTGCTTTTGCTCTGAATTCTTCTGATAATTCTTCACCAGAGACAAGAGCGTCAACATCTTGACTAAAGTCGTACTTGGTTTCAGTGATTGCTTCTTCTTCACTTTCTGCGTCCTCCATTTTAGCGGATGCTGAACTAGGTTTAGTAGATAAGGATTTAGAACCTTCATGCTTTACTGCACCTGCAGCAGACGCACCTGCGTTCTTAGTACCTTTTGCACCTTCTTCTGAATCAGTATTAACATCGATAACTTTTGCAGCACCACCTTTCGATGTATCGATTGGCATGCCAGGTTTAGCGTCTTTGTTAACCGCAGTTTTAGATTGGGTAGTGCCTTCGGTCACTTTTTCCATATCATCAAGATTTTTTTCGAGGGTCTCAGCCATTGTTTGAACTCCGTTTTGCTTTAAGCGTTGTCTGTATTTATTTATAAATCATAAACTCTTCAAAAACTGTTCAAACGCGGAGACTTTGCGTTCTTGTAAGTTAATGAGGGTTGCTTGATCTATTTCTTGCTTGATTTGAGCAACTGCAGACTCTTTAAGTATGCCATTATCCCAAATCCACTCCTTTCCTTCCATGATACCATCCACAAATGCGTCAGGTGCTGAAGGATCTGCTACTATATCAGCAGCAGTAGCGAGCATAAAGTCATCCATAACAACATTACAGTTCTCTTCCTTACGGATTGAACCCATGCCACGGGATGATACTCCTAATTTTACGCCCTCGTCTAGCAATGACTTGGCGATTTTACCTGATGGTGTATCAAGTAATTTTGCTCTACCAATAAAGTTATTACCCTCTTCTTTCAAAGAAAGTATTTTGTGTGACACACGATCCAAGTTAATGGATGGTCCGTCAGGATGACCTAGTTCTCCAAGGGCACGCCCTTTTTGAATGTAGTTCTCGCTATATTTAGTGACTTCATTTTGTAAAGTCTTAAATGGATACATTCTGTTGTTACGGTTTTTTAGTTCCGCTTGCAAGAATACCCCTTCAATGAAGTAACTCTTCTTGCCATCTTTCTCTTCAGCGAGAAAGTCAACAGTTGTAATTTCTTCAGCGATCAGTCTCATCATTCGGTACCTCTATTGGTTCTTGTTCGGCAGAAGGTGGATCAATAGATGAAGGTGCTGTGTCAACAGGTTCATCTTCTGGAGTTTCTACATTACCTTGAGTTGGTTCTGCAGGTTCTTCAGTACCGTCAGGTAGTTTATCTGCAATTTCATCTGCAGCATCCTGTGCGGTATCATCCAATTCAAATCCCATAGTTTTAGCAAACTCAACTTTCCTTGCTTGGATCGCATCGTATGCTTTTGCTGCTAAAGCATCTTGAACTGAATCAACTGCTTTTGCTTTATCGTCGCCAAAGATCTGATCAACGATTTGTTTTGCTTGGTCACTTGCCATAATAACTCCTACTGTATACTATTTAGCATTTAGATCTCCCCTCTGCGTGCGTCGCTAGGGTCAACCTGCGGAGCATCACCATTTGGTGCTGCTTCTACCCCTTCTGGAGGGGCCGCGTTAGGATCCATAGATGGATCCATTTCTGCTGATGGATCAGGTATAACACCAGATTCAAGTTCAGATTCAATTTGTTTGTCAATGTCGGCAATCTCGTGTGCAGTTTGTTTGAGGACCTGAGTTCTGATATACTCCACTGAGAAGTATTTACCAACATAAGGGTCCATTACATTAACTTGATTCATCCTTTCGTTACGGATCTCAATCTCCTTGAGTTCTGTAAAGTAGTTGTCAGCAATGTAATCATATTGGATATGTTCTTTCATATCCTCCCACTCTTCAAGTGATATAACACCTTTTAGAATGAGTTGTGTCTTTAAAAGATCATGGAATAGTTCACTAAATCTCTTGCGGAGACGTGAAATAAACTTCTGAAACTTAACTTCATCTCTAGTTATTTCCGCAGCACGACCTATGTTAAAGGTAGTTTCTGTTTCTAACCTTGAGGATGGAACGTTGAGTGCCTTGTAAAGTTTCTTCTGGAAGTATTTGACGTCCTCAAGTTCTCCAAGATTTTGTCCACCTGGGAGCGTAGTGATTTCAGTGCCTCGTCCCCCTTCTCGTCTGGGTAACCAGAAGTCTTCGAGCATTGACATGAACTTCTTGTCATCTTTAATTTCTCCTGTGTTTGCATCATACACTAACTTGTTACGGTATCTACCCATAACTTCACGAAGGTATTGCTCCGCTTTGTTCTTAGGTAAGTTACCAACATCAATGTAAAATATTCTACGTTCTGGAGCTCTTGATAATCTATAGATTACCAAAGAGTCTTCAATCATACGCAGTTGGTTAACTGCCTTGATTGCTTTGTGTAGGTGCGATAGCACCATGTTTTTATTGAGATCCTGTATACCAGAATGACAATATGAAATAGAATCAGGTGCAATTTTAATACCCTGATTACTAGCATTCTTCAATCCTTTTGCATTGTATAGGTAATACGATGCAGAAGATGTCATTAATTGTTGGTTAAGATCTACTTTGCCTTGAAGTTGTTGAGGTTTTTTTGCCTCATACTCCGTAACCTTTCTGATCTTACGAGGGTCAATATATCTTATTTCGTTTAAACCTGCCTTGGGGTTAGCGGGATCGATTACTTTATGATAATAAAGTCTACCATCAACATACCAACGACGGAAGATTTCATACGATCTATTGTCAAAGTCGAGAAGACGGAGTATTTCATCAAACTCCTCTCGCATTAACTTTTTAATTTTATCTGATACTCTGAGATTTGATAACTCTAGTTCGACTGGTACGTCGTCAAAGTTACCACATATCGTTTCATTAACGACATCATCTACAGCACTATCACATTCTGGTTGGAGAACCATCTCTCTATAACGAGTGATAAGTTCATATTCATTACGAATAGTCCCATCCATATCAATTGAGTACCCATAGTACCCGCCCCCAACGATAGGTTGAGAGCCATCCATACTATCCTTTTGAACAAAAGAAGGTCCCTTAGGAACCTTCTTTGCTCTCTGGAGTGAAAATCCGAAGAGTTGAGACATTTAATTTACTAGTCTGTTATTAGTCCTACCTTATTTAGGCACTTTGTGGAAACTTATTTTCCAGGTCCTCTGAGAGCAACTTCCCAGTATTGTACTTGCATCTCTACAGTGAACTCTTCGATTGCATCATTGCTTCCGAAGTCTAGGTCAATAGCGGAGATATTTGTTGGGAATACATCAACAAATCTGTATGCTCTTAGTGGTGCATGTGGTGTACCTGACGCACTCTGACTTGTTGAACTTGTTGACTGAGTTGTAGGTGACGATGCATTTCTATCTAACTGAGTTACGAACATGTCAGCAAAGTAGTTATTAATATTTGTACCTGCTGAAGTAACGTTCTGACTGTATGCTTGGATAGATTCAGTCCACTTCTCAAACCCATCTCTTAGTTTGAAGTTCTTGTCGTTCATTATAGTGATTGTCCAAGGTTCAAAGGTGCGGTCTCCTGCAATCTTTAAAACTCTTCCTCTATAAGGAACTTCAACTGTACCTAACTGTGTTGCAGGAAGGTTCGCTGCTTTCACTGTAAACTTACCCAGTTCTGTTAGAGTAGTTCCGTTGGCAACAGTCGCTTCTGGGAAGTTCAAAGTACACTCAAACAGATTAGGTCTTGCGAAATCTGTAGCGACCTTTGATTTAAATTCTGAAATACTTGACATGTTAAAATCTCAATAAAATACGCCTTGTCCTATTATTTAGAACAAAGCGTATTTTCAGAGCTTATTTTCTCTTATTAGTTAGCAACTTCCGTGAACGCGACACCTGTACGAGTAGCGACGAAGGTTAGAGTAATGTAGTTAATAGTCCTTGTTGGTTTAACATAGATCTCTGCATTGAACTCTCCTCTGTCTACTGACTCAGGTGGGTTATTGCTTTCATCACACTTGACTAAGAAGTCTGTAACTCCTCTACGTCCTTGTACATCACGGAGATATGGTTCGACAATGTTAAGGAAGAATCCTCTTTGTGTCTCATCATTCTGCTCGAATAGTTGTGACTTAGCAGCACCAGAGATTACTCTCTCGATTGTTAGGAATAGACGTCTTACATTGATTCTATCAAATGCAGATGCAAATCCTTGAGCTGTCTTATCACCGAATAGTACGATACCTTGACCTGGGAATGAAACAACTGGGTTGATTCTAGCAGAGTATAGTCTATCACGCTGTGTCTTGTTAGGTGTGTATGCTAGTTTGATAGCGTTTCTAACAATTCCTCTTTGGAATCCTGCAGGTGAGAACCATGGTTCTGCAACTTCAGTTGTTTGTAAACATAGACCTGCTATGTCACCGTTACATGGAACGTATCTGTATACATCATTGTACTTGTCATAGATGTATTTGTATCCAGAATCAAATACGATGTAAGAACTTGAAGGTAACTGATCAAAGAATGAGATTAGATTATCTGTCTGTGTTGCTGCACTTGATACACCGATTAAGTTTCCTCTTCTTGGTGATACAAATAACATACAGTCTCTTCTCTCATCTACGATTGCTGCTAGTGCAGTAATCTTGGCAAGTGCTGCTGCATCGTCTGCACCAGATGGACCAGTTAGAATAAAGTCGATTGTCTGTGACTCAGGATCTTCTAGTAAACTGTAACCTGTAGTTACGTCACCTTGTGAAACTGTGTAACTACCACCAGAGTTTGCATAATCAACACCGTTGATTAGTCTGTAGTAGTATGTTGAGTTTCCTTTAGAACCTATAGTTGTGTCACCTGCAGGATAATTTGTTGAACCTGCTGAACTTAACAGTAGATCGAATGATGTAGTTCCTACTAATCCGAATGTACCAGTACCACTGTCTACATCAAATAGACCTGTTTCGTGCTCACCCCAGTAAACGTATTCAGATTTCTGCTGAATAACTTCAACGTAGAAGTTTGTTTCTCCTACAGATGATTTAGCATCGGATGCTTTTGATACTCCGACATATCTCTCAAGTAATGTTCCTGCATTACCTGTGATCTTACCGTCTACATCAATAACCAAGATGTGCATCTCATCTCTGAATCCACCATTGGCAGATGCATAAGATGAAGTTCCTGGTCTAGGAGCAACGTTTACCCACTTCTGTGTAGGTAGATACTCTCTTTCATCATACTCAACTCTTACTGAACTGATTGCAACAGCAGTAGAGTTTGTATCTGTTATGCTATCTGCTGCAGCAAAGTCGATACTTCCTTTATCTTTAACAATATATACTCTTCTTTCGATACCACCAGTTCCGATTACAGCAGTGTTAGAACCTTGAGTAACAGTCTGACCATCAGCAATGATACCAGTAATACCACCAGAAGGCATTCCAATTTCAATCTTTCCTGCTGCTGAGTCGTATGCTAATACGTTAACTGTTTGTGCAGAACCAGAAATACTGATTGTAGTTGTTGTTCCAGGAACGAATGATCCTACAACAGATCCAACTGTTAATAATACACTATACTTAAAGACCTTACCCGCAGCACCAGATGTAGCACTTAGTGCTTCAGTTGCAACGAACTCATGATCGTTACCAGATCCAGGAGCAGGGACAACAGCAATCTGATCAGCACCTGCGTCTGTGACGAAGATTCCGATTGAGTTTCCTTTAGCACCAGGGGTTCTTGCTGCCCACTTCCATGAGTTAGAACCGTTTAGGTATGTTGTTTCGTAGTCTTGTAAGTTTTTAATCTTAACTGCAGTACCTGTATTAACTGCATTCTTTAAGTTTGTGCTATCTACACGAACTGTTTTTAGTACTCCACCGTATGATAGGAACTGCGCTGCAGTATACCAATATTCATAGTTGTACTCGTTTGGTTCACCGAAAGTTGCTACAAGTTCTCTTTCTGAACCAATGTCCTTTATTTCCTCGACAGGACCTAGTTCAAAAGGTGCTGCAATTACCCCCGTGTTAGCGGTGGATAAAGTGGTAATAGTGGTCAGATCTCTTTCCTGTATAACAACTCCAGGACTGGATTGATTAGCTGCCATGTTAAATTTCTCCTTGGTAGGTCCGTAAATTCTGGTTGTCTATAAGATATTTATAAAAATGAAACTCTATCTATAGTCCCACATGTAAGATTTATCTCCATACTCCGCGACTTTCCAGACATCGCCCTGTGCGTCTTTGAATTGCTCTTCTCCCATACCATCATCTACGAACCCAAAAGGTGCCATATCCTGTTCTATTGACTCTCTTTGATCATCAAAAATCCGCGCACGAACATCGTTGTCATGCATCTCTTTAAAGAATGGTTGCATTGCCATCCATCCAAATATAACTAAACACATTGCTAGGTCATCATTACATCCATCTTCCGCTTGGAATGTAGAACCTTTTGCTATAAATGTAGTTAGTTCTGCTATCATATCATAGTCTGGTATTATAAGTTTATCTTCTTCTATCAATGCCTTTAAGTTAGAACACCCAACTTGCTTAGTGGCAGTTGACATCTTAAGACCTAGTTGTGTCTTCTTACCAGAAAATCCTTGTCCAAGTTGTTGCCCTGCTCTACCACGCATAGATGCCATAAGTAAGTTTTCATACTCTAGATCATACTGTATAATATCTGCTACCTGCCCACCAATATCATTTACTTCACATAAGATATATGCTTGATTAAAATTCTTTGCTACATCTACAATTAAGTTAGGTAGGACAATAGGTTTGATCTCATTGTTCTTATATCTTGCTACTACTTCATATGGTACAGTGCTTGTGTCTATCACAACGAATGCGGAATAGTCATGACCTACACCACGAGATACGTCTACAGTAACGACATACTCATGATCTTCCTCTCTGTTCTTATATAATGCTAGTCCTCTATTAGTCTTAATAGGATCATGGTATGCCATAGTCCTTAACTTACTTGGAGTTATTAGTGTATCAACAGAGCCCAGGAACTCACATTCAAACTCAACTTTAAACTGTGCCTCTGATGTGTTCTTAATAGTTTGTTCTTTCCAAACCTCGTCTCTACCAGGGACTTGTGACCAATGAACCTCAGTTGGGACATACTCATTTTGTTTACGCTCTGCATCATGCCAGAGTTTGTAAAACATGTTCATCCCATGAGGGGTTGATATAATAATAACTTTAGTATTCTTACCAGATGAAATTGTTGGATAAACAGAACTGAAAAACTGATCAGCGATATGATTCGGAACGAAAGCGAATTCGTCCAGAAATATAACGTTAAAGGACATACCGCGAACAGCACTAGCAGAAGTAGAAGCAGCGAGGATTTTACTCCCGTTTTCCAGTTCGAGTGACCCTTTGTTCCATCCGAGAATACCCTGTTGCAACCATTTAGGGAGATTCTCATAAGATAGTTGGAGGCGGCCCAACATTTCTCTTGCAGTTGCTGCTTTGTTTGCGAGGATTGCGACATTTACATTGTCATTGAATAGTACATACCATAGTAGATATGCTGTAACGATAGTAGATTTACCTGACTGACGAGGTAACTTTGCTATGTTGAATCTTTCTGCATGAAAACTTTCTACCATACTCTCTTGAAAGTCATACATTTTAAATGGTATGATACCTTCATCAAGAGATACGATCTTGATATACTTTCGGATAAAGTAAACAGGATTTTCTGCACACTTCAAGAACTCAGCAATCTGTTTCTTAGTAAACTTTTGAGAAACATTTGCCTTTTTTAAATTGGGGTTACCAAGATATAGTTCTTGTTTTACTGCCATTACTGTCCTTTAATTAAGAAATGTTTTTTGATGACAGTTACTTGATCTTCGTACTTAGCAATCATGTTGAGTTCGGTTTCGATTGCTTCCATGATATCTGAGTGCTCACCTATTCCAACAGGGTTGTTTAAGTAAACTTCTACATTCATTTTGTGTTTCTGTATATCTCCTTGAGCATGAGCAAGAAGAGCAGCGACCATTTTTTCTCTCATAGTTTGGGTTTGTCAAATAGTACATTCTGTATATATTTAGTTGCCCACGAATTATCAAACCATTGGGATAATACTGCTTCAGTTTTCTTATTTTTCATCTGTGATGTGCAGTACCATAACTGATCATCATACCTTCTCATAGTCTTTTGCCACCTAGTTTCTTTCTCTGCTGTCCTTACTATGTGACAGAATACTTCTAGGTAATCACTGCATAGTAATAGAAACTTATCATATTCATCTGTATCCAATCTTTGAAACCTACACCATGGTGAAAATATCTCACCCCACTCTGGCAAGTTTCTAGTTTTCTTAAAATTATATTTTATATTACCAAGATTATAGTTCACCTCATATACTGGTGATACATCAACTATAGCAGCAGTTACATTACCACCTGCCTGTACTATATCACATCCAAAGATAGGTATAGGATAGTATGGATCTGGGAATAAAACACAATGAAGTATTTCTATCTTACCAGTAGTTGCCCTTTCTACATGTAACTTTCTTAAACCAGGGCACTGCCACATGTGATTATAGATGGATACATTACCTGCATGTACCTCATCATAATCTGAAACAAGTTCTTCTATTTTAGATAGTCTAGTAATCTTTGATCTGATTAGAGATTCTAAATCAGAGCAGAGTCCCGAAACTACGTCTAATTTCACGGAGTGCATCTAAGTCCATATTTTTTGTACCTCCATCATATGCATGAGCATATCCTTCAGTAATCATCGTTTCATTGAGCGATATCTCTGAATCGCCAATGTACAACCAACCAAGCAAACGACCATACTTACCAACCCCACCTTTAAGTTCAGTTCGTATAGTGAGTTCATCATCTCCATCAATAGCACCCTCAAGTTTTTCTTTCATCCAGTTTGTAGCATCTATTCCCAATGCCTTTTCTTCCAAGTTCCTTGTTCTTTTCTCTGGCGTATCAACTCCTGCAATTCTAACTCTTTCTTTCTTGTATAGATCAAACCCAAGATCAATGGTAACGTCAATAGTATCGCCATCAACTACCCTGTTTATTTCCGTCACTCGGAAGTTGTAACAACTCTTCCTGCTTGGGGGTATCATTGCTCCCATCGTTCATCTCCGAATATGCATACTTCATTATATATGCGATGATAATAGTGACTGCTATTACCAATATTAACACCATTACATTTACAGAATGGACGACGGTCACACTTTTGCTTTCTCAATTAGATACTTTTCTTTTTGTGATCCTTTCTCAGCAGCATACAGTGCAAATGACTTAGTGGC